CCCGCGCCAATGCTTAAACATATTCGCTACCTGAGAAATTGGTGTAGCGTAAACGATGGGATTACTAGTCTTCGGAAAGATTTCCGGAAATTCAGTGTTGGGACCTACCCAGAACGAGGCTAGCTCTTTACCGACGGGATCGGTAGTTTGCCAGTTGACAGTTCCGAGGAGGCCGAGCCGTGTGGTGAGGTATTTGAGGTCTGTTTCAACAAGACTCGTCGAAAAGTGTTCTTCACTAACGAGTTCCTGTGCTGCAGGATCGAGAGTAAACTTATCTACAAAAGTAAGCATGCGACTGTGGTTGCCGCTTTGACGTAGTGTTGTCTTAACTTCACGTCGAGGATGTACAATAGCAGGGTTATCCATAAGGACACCAACTGCAGAATCGACGATATTCGGAATGAAGCTTTCGACAATTTCATCGAGGTCATGTCCAACTTCTTCAAGTAAGCCTTGCGCTTGTGCTCGACGAGGAGCAATTGGTTTGGCTTTGGTAGGAAGAACGTGTTGGAAAATTTCGTCATCAGAATCGGATAGAGTGCGTTGTGGTTTACGCATTTCGCGAGGTTGGGTGCGAATGTATTGACCACGATTGTCTTTAACGTAAATTGATTCGACTAGAGCCGCATCAACGCCTTTGTGGGTCTTGAGATATTCTTCAAACTCACGAGCGTATTTGATGATATTCGACTCAAATTCGACAGCGGAAGAGAATTTGGTTCCTCCAGGAATTGGGATCTTGAATTCGGAACCAACGATACTAGCGTTGACTTTAAATGCGACAGAACTGGTTCCACCGGTAACTGCTTGGAGTTGGTTTAAAACAGAAACTTGGATGTAACCTAGCGCATCAGATCCCGACTTGAGGTCGAGATAATCTTTGTAGTGAAGGTATGGAATGTGAAATTCCACAACGGACCCATTGGTTGGGTCGAGAAAAGCGTGTTGTACTTGGACACAAGTTGAAAGCGGGATGCCGGTTGTTGGGATCGACATAACACTTTTTGAACGTTGGAACGGAAAATAGGCAACGAGCAATCTGCCCTGATAGAATTTAGAGGCGGAAAGCTCAAAGCGAACTTTGATTCCACCGCCGGTCCCAACACGCCAGTATTGAAACCGAGTGAAAGGAGTGGAAGAGATGTTGTTCTGAAGAAGATCAGAAATTACTTCAGCGGTGAAAAGAACAGTGGTGACGGCTTGGGTTAGAGTCCAATTGACGTCAGCGACATGGTTCCAGCGGGAAAGCATGTCGTCAAGCGTCCATGGTTTTTCACCAAGGTGACGCTGTGCTCTTTCGGTTTTTGTGATGGTAAAACCGTCCTGAGCTGGGATGATTTGTACTGCATTTTGCTCAACTAGGGTAACACCCTGGTTGGATTGGGAAACGTTGACTGAGTCCGACATGTTGGTTTGACAAACCCGGGCGCTATCTTTATCATTTTGATACGCATATGGTTTGTTGTCTCCTTGAGCGTAAGCCCGAAGGGGGGGTCGAGAGAATCCAAAGAAATTTTCGTCATTTTCGATGACGCCATTGGAAAGAAAAAGTTGCCAGAGCACCTCATAGGTGATCAATTTGGCGTCTGGCTTAATCTTAAGTAGGCGGCGTCTAATTTCGAGAAATTCCTGTTTCGTAAAGAAAAGTGCACTGTAAAGCACACAATTAGCGTTGTCTTGAAAGGCGAGGTGGTCGTCTAAGGTACGGGATTTCCAGTAAAGTTGGTTGAGGAGTGCTTTGCGCTCCATTACTGGAACCCAGAAGGTACCTTTCTTCTGGAATTGAGACTTAAGGAAAGACATTTCCGAGAGGTGTTGCAACTCGTACTCTTTGTCTCCCTTATCGGCGGGCGTGACTTTGATACCGAGTGTAGCCATACATCCCTTAAAAGTGCGAAAATTGAAAAATTCTTGTACTTCGGGGTGCACCATACAAACACAATCATCACCATAGCAGACTAATCTGCAGTAGCGACGAAAGTTAGTTGGATCTTTGTATTTGGTTGGCATAACACAGCACCAAGCGTAGAGAAAATAGAAGGCATTACCATGGTTGTTATAGTAAGTAGTGTAAGGTTGACCTGAGGGGTTGGAACCCAGGGTTTGATACAAAAAGCCATCATTTTCATGAACAGCGTTGTAAAGCTCAGCGACCGCCACACATCTTTCGACAGTGTGGTTATCGGCATAGGCTTCATTGGCAGAATCGGCAAAATCATCACCGACTTCTACTGGAACGGTGCCGTCAAATCCCTCATAATCGAGAGAAAATCCGACATCGCTACAGCCTTGAATGAGTTTTGTTGACATGAGATTCCATTCGAGGGAACCGCGATTGAGTCCTACAGCTGTAGGGAGATCAAAGCGATTGTCTGTAATGTATGAGATGTAGTCAGCAAAAAGCATTCGAGCACAGATCGTGTAGTCGACGGGACCTATGGCAAACATGCGAGAACGTTTAACTGGAAGTTCTCTCCAGTTGAAGGCATCGTATTCCATGAGAGTGGGATCGAGTACGGGACGACATTCGTTGGTCTTGAGAGTGTCAATCCAGATGGTGTCGTACATGTCCCCATTCTTCCAGGCGCGCATTCTTTCGTCAATACGCAGGCGGAGAAGTGGACTAGCCACTTCGAGGAGGCCGGTAGCAGGGTTCGTTTTGAACAGGCTACGCTTTCCGTCACCAGAAACCGGGTAGGGAAACCCAGCGCTAGTGGTCATATCCAAGGCATTGATTGAGGAGCCTGGGATTCCATTAATGGCCTCACTTTCAGTGAGAAGACGAAAGTTGCGTTTGATCTTGTGGTGATACCAATCACGGAGGGCCAAGAAGGCAGACTCCATGTATTCAGGAATAAAACCTCGAGCAGGGTGACAGATTTTGTCGACACCCATGAGGTCTGTTTTCTTTACGTTGCGAGGATCTCCAGAGTGAGTCATAGCAGGACAATGAGCGGGAGGCCCAAATTGTGCACAAACTTCTTCCAGAAATCCGGATGGGACGAGTGGTGAGCGAGAGACATGATAGCCAGGTTTGACGTGACCTAGGACGCGGATAGTACCTTGAAGATACTTTGCTTTTTCAGCAGGTGTCATTTCCGTGTCCAGGGTTTCGTGTTGGGCTATAGCGGGGTTGATGGTGTTGTAGGAATTAAGAGCGGCATACAGATGTTGTTGTGTGATAACTGTTGCGGCACCAATGTTCCTAGCGCGAATACCGGCAAGGTGGATGCCGATAATCTTGCCATCTTGTAAGCCATTTCTGATCATGATGGGACAGCCACAATCTCCACGTTCGGTTGGATACTCATAGTTGAACATTGAGTAGTGAACGATTGAGAATTGCTGTCCGTCCATACCTATATCATAGGTATAACAGATGTCGATGTCGCCGATACGTGTAATACCGGTTTCAAAGGAAAAGTCTTTATGGACTTTGATCAGTGCTATTTCGGTCTGCGATTGCAGGTCCATATCAGTAGCAAAATATTGGACGATTTTCGGATGAGCATGAAAGATGTTGCGCGGAAGCTCGTAAACGATGAGATCTTTTTCATCATTTCGAGTATCAGTTATGACGCGGAGAGCATCTAGAGCAAAACGAAAGATTTGTGGAGCAGTGTCTGCACATGCAATTTCATAGATAGTTCCGTCAGGAACATATCCATCGACGTTGTTAAGTCGGAAAAGATGTGAAGGCGCCAAAATATGCGTACCAGAGATGTACAAGGCGCGCATAGCGTTGGGATAGTCGACGCAGCGAATGACGACTTGGTTTCCACGAATCTTCTTAAGGACACAATCGTATAGTTGTCCTTGAGCTTGAGCTTCTTGAGGCGCGAGATCGCCTCGAGCACGAATCACACGCGGTCGCATTTGTCTTCGAGCTTGTCCAGTTGAAACGGACTGCGCTTCTGGGAGTTTGCGAGAGATCATAGTGTGAATTGCTTTGAGAGTAAAAAACATTGACGAGATTGAAAGAAAAGAGGTGAGACTCTTCTCAAGAATTTTGTACCAGGTTGGGATGTTCGAAAGCGTGGTTGCGTAGTACTTTTCAGCACCAAGCATGTTGGTAATAAATACGGCAGCAGCAGAGATGGGATATGCTACGATACTTGCATTCATTAGCTTTTTGACAGCCAAATAAATGATATCATCAGCACCTGATTGTGCTTCAATCTTAGACTTATATCCAGAGTAAAAGCTTTCGAGGTTGGCTTCGAAAACTTCTGAGACGGTTTGTTTCTTAGAGTATGTTTCCTTGATGGTGTCGAGCAGTCTTGTGAGACCGACTTCGCCGGTACCGATGGTATCGTACTCAGCGGTTCCGTTGTTGTTACGGGCATAATCGACTTTTTGGAAACAATAATGATTTAGAGTTCCGTCTTTCTGAGAGGATTTAGCGATGTTGGAACCTCTAAGTCCTAAGTAATCGACTTTGACGGCGAAGTCAAATCGACGAAGAATGGCTTCTGGGCACATGATGGTGGTGGGCTTGAAGTCAACTTGGTTGGAACAGGCGATGAGAAATTTGGGAGAAACAGTCATACCTTTGACGCCAGTTGTATCGGCATCAGCAGCGTTGACTGAAGCGTAGGGGGCGAGAAATTCAGCAGTGGTGGCGAGCGAAAACAGTTCGGCGTAATCGAGCTCGTCGCGGTGTTGTCCAAAATCGTCGTAAACGACGCAGGACTGACCTACGTATCGATCCCAGTATTCGGAATTGACATTACGAACAAAGGTTTGCTTTTCAGCTTCTTCGAAAGAACATTGGAGTAGTGCAGCGACAATAACGCGAACCAAATTGCTTTTTCCAACACCAGGTGGTCCAGTGAGGAGAATAACAAAAGGTTCCTTCTTTTTGCCAGTAGGACGGTAAAGTCTACTAGCGTTTTCTTCAGTTTGTCGAACAAAAAGTTGCCATTCACGGGTGTTGATGTTTATGGCGGTTTCTTCGACCCAGGTATAGAAAGCCTGGCGAGCGCGTTTGCATTCGGTGCGTGCCTCAAGATATGACTCCTGAGAAACACACAATTCAGACCTAAGTCTGACAGTCATGGCGCAAGCACTGTAATGTTGTACAGGGTTTTCATACTTGCTATTGAGCATTACGGCTGGGGACTTATGTCCAAAGATATACTTGATGGTAGCGGGAATAAATTCAATGAGTTGAGTAACAAAAGAGCCAAGGTTCTTAGCGGAGACATAGATGGAGTTGTAGTCTCTACAGAGATTACCTAAGCTTTTCAGAGATCCTTTAAATCCTAGAATGTTAGTGATTGAGAGTAGAAACGAGGCGGTATGGTCTGCATCGCCTTGGGCTTCTACTGAGGAGCTACTAGTAACGAAATGAGAACAAACTTTAGCTAAACTAATCCAGAAAGCTTTGTAGATATTTGAGCCAAGCTTACTGGCTAGGTCCATACATAGCGAATCGCTCCCATAGAGAGCATGGGCGTTCGCAACGATGTTGAGGATTAGTACGGGAATGTTTGTATCTTCGCTATAGAAAGCGGTAACGACGTTTGTGATGAGGGCAATAGCCTGAATAGGCTTTTCCTTAATCATGGTGATGAATTTGGCACAAACGTCGCGGATGTGAACAAGAAAATTAAATGCTTTTGAGAGCACTGGATACGATCCGTAAATACTATCGATGAGCCAGTTGGAAAGGCTATCGGAAATACTTCGGAGCGTATTGACGATGGTATCTACAGAAGATTTGAGCAGAGAGGAAAGGAGATCATATGCGGTACCAAAGATGGATCTTGCGGAAGGAACAGTGGTGGATGGTTCCTTATCAGATGGAGAGTCAAGAGGCATATCTAAGATTTCAAGAGCACGTGCGTAACTTACGTTACGAGCTTTGATGTAATCAGCTGACATAGGGTGTCCAAGTAGCAATTGCATGTCTTTGTGGTGGGCAAAACATTGGCTTGCTATGTGTGCGGGACACGACGTGTTGATACCTTTCATGGTAAGATTATACATAGCTTCTTGATATTCTTGGTTGGTGTGATCTAAGAATTCAAGTTCACCGTCATCTGAGACGGTGTCTCCTTGTGCTTCAGCAACGATGGGTGTACGGACACTATTTCCAAAACTTTGGCCGAGATAGATGTGGCGGGCCAAAGTCATGTACTCGGGAATATGAGGGGGGATCATTAGTCCACGATAGAACCAATGTCCAGATGCAATCTGGGATTCAAGAATGGTGTTGGAAATGTCGTAGTATTCACTACGGTCCCAAGTAACAGCATATTCGTGTTGTTTCGGTCTTATAAGTGAAGC